AGTCCGGCCAGCCAGGAGACGAGGGCGGTGAACTTGGCGACCGCCCAGTCCTTGGCAGCGCCGAACCAGCCCGCGAACTTGCCGGGCAGCTGGGCGAACCAGCCGATGACGGCCATGATTGCGTTGACGTGCATGGCGACCACGGCCTTGATGGCGCCCCACACGGTCGCCCAGATCGTCTGGAACCACGTGGTTTTCGTGGCGATGATCACGATGATGGCGACCAGGGCGATGATGGCCAAGATGATCCACGTGATGGGCGACGCGAACAGCGCCGAGTTCCACGCCCACTGCACGGCCGTCGCGACCGCGGTCGCGGCGGACCAGGCGGCCTGAGCCGCAGCCCACACCACCATCCCGGCCTTGATCGCCAGGACGGCGGCCGCGACGCCGCCGAGGGTGTAGGCGAGCGGCTCCATGACGCTTCTGTTGCTGCTCGCGAACTGGATGAAGGTTCCGGCGACCTCGGCGACCTTGGTGGTGGCCTCCCGCTTGAAGCGCTCCAGGGTCTTGGCCGGCGACTCAGAGATGGTCTTCATGGCCTTGTCGGCGGCGCCGCCGACTTGACCCAGGGCGCTCACGGCGGAGGACGGGTCGAGGCTGTAGAGCGCCTGTCCGAGGTCCTCGGCCTGGGTTCCGAACAGGGCGACCGCGGCCTTGGACTGCTCGACGGGGTCCTTGATGCTGCGCAGCCGGTCGAGGGTCTCGTCGAGGGCGTCGGTGGCGCCCTTGCCGCCCGCCCCGATCTTGGTGGCCATCTCCTGCGCGTTCAGGCCGATCATCTCGAAGCCCTGCGCGGTGGTCTTCGAGCCGTCGATGGCCCGGATCGAGAACTCCTTGATGGCGTCGGCAACCACGTCGGCGTCGCGGGCGCCGCCCTGCAGGCCCTGGGAGAGCAGGCCCATCGCGGTCTGCCCGTCCAGACCGAACTTGCGCCACTGCGTGCCGTACTCGCCGACCGTGTCCAAGAGGTCGTCGGCCTTGTTGGCGCCGGACTGGAAGCCTGCGGTGAGGATGTCGAACGCCTCGTCAGCGTTCTTCGCCAGACCAGTTTTGATCATCTGACCGACCGCTGCGGTGGTCGGACCGACCTCCTGGTCGAACGTCTCCGCCAGCGCGAGGGCCTTCTCGGTGACGCCCTGCAGGCCGCCCTTGGCCTGCGAGACGTCCCCGATGTTCTGGTACACGCCCTTGATGGCCTCGTTGACCGTGGTCGCCGAGTCCCCCCACGCGTTGGCGTAGACGTCCGCGCTCACCTTGGACAGCTCGGCGGCCTCGGCCGGCCCGACGCCCAACTGCGCGGCCAGCTTGGCGTTGGCCGCCGACATGTCCAGGGCCTGGGCGACACCGACACCGAGGGCGCCGGCCACCCCGGCGGCGATGCCGGTGGCCGCGGTGTCGAACTTCTCCTTGACCTTGCCGAGGGTCTCCGAGGCGCGGTCACGGGCAACGAGGTTGAACACGAGCGAGGTGTCGCTCACCGGCCCGCCTCCCTCCTGGGTAGCGGGCGGTCAGCGCCCCGACTTCATCTTCTCTTCGGCCTTCTGCTGGGCCTCGATGTAGGCGTCGAGCCAGCCGAGATAGGCGTCCGTCTCCTCGACGGTCAGGGTGTCCCAGTCCCGTCCCCGGATGCCGAGCAGGTGGGCGGCGTCGCCGAGCCGCCCTATCCGGCGATCGGCAGCTGCGCTTTTCCCTCTTCGTCCGGGTCGTCGTAGGCCGCGGCGATCTCCTCGTCGAGCTTGCCCCGCACCGCGTCCAGCTGCTCGGGCGCCACCGAGTCGGGCAGCTGCTCCCGCATCAGCTGCAGCTCGCCCTTGGAGTGCTCCAGGGTGAGCTCGTCCCACGCGAAGTCGACGTCGTCGAACTTCAGCGTGGGGTGCTCCCGCTTGAGGTAGATGAACAGCAGCGCGCGCCGACAGCGGCTGTTGCCCTTCTGAACGTCGACGGTGAACTCGGTGAAGTTCTTGCTGGTCAGCTTCTCCAGCAGCTCCCGCTCGGGGCTCATGAGCTTCTTGGGCTGGTACTTCCAGCGCTTCGGCTCCTCGGAGCCCTCGGGCTTGTAGACCAGAAACACGGGGCGCTCGCCTTCCTATCCGGCCCGGGACGCGATGCGCCGGGCCATGTCTTCCATGGCCTGCTCGACAGCGGCCCGGTAGATCCCCTCGCGGCCCTCGAAGGCACGGTCGAACCACTCGAGCTTTCCGTGCTGGGACACCCAGTTGTCGCGGTTGCCCCACACCGGGTGGCGCCAGCCGGAAGCGCGGTTCGTGCGCTTCGGGGCGTTGGGGAAGTTGCGGATGTTCTTCGTCTTGAAGGCCTTCACGCGCGCGCCGGACCAGCGGCCTCCGAGCTTGACCTCAGGCCGGATCTTCCGGGCGATCGCCGAACGTAGCGCGGGCGCCGTCTGCATGACCCCGGAGGACGGCATCGCCATGATCGAGCTCTTGGCCTGCTGCGCCCCCGGCTTGAGGGCCTCGCGCATGTTCTTCGCGAGGTCCTTGCGCAGCTGCTTGCCGTCCTCCTCGGCGCGCAGCGCACGCACCAGGGCGTCCAGGCCCTGGTGCGTCTCGACGCCGAGGGAGAACGGCGGCCCGCCGGCGGCCATCAGGTCGTAGCCCTCGTCACGGCCCCGGAAGTGGGGAAGTTGAGCGACACGGTGGCCTCGTCACCGACCGACCCCGTCAGCGGGTTCCACCCGTTGATCAGGATCGAGCCGGTGTACTTCGGGTTGGACGTGCCCACCGCGGCCTGGTCTGCGCGCGCCTCGAACGGCACGACCGTCCCGAGCAGCGGCCACATGATGGCGTCCAGCTTCGTCGCGGCGACGTCCTGGAGGAACTCGCAGCCCAGCTCACCGGACTTGAGTCCGCCGATGACTTCCTTCCAGCCCAGGCTGGCGTAGGTGGTGACGTCCTTGTCCTCCACCTCGACGGAGAGTTCCGCCTTCCGGGTGTAGGAACTCAGGTCGTTGGAGTTGATGGACAAGAACTCGGCGAGCAGAACCATCTTCGGCACGGCTGGCCTCCCTTTCAGGCATGACGAGATGCCCGGAACCCTGGTGCGGGCCGGGCCGGGGATGGGTGAATCAGCCGATGCCGAGAGCAGCGGCGAACAGGAACGACGGCGTGGTGCCGCTGATCGTCCACGCCACACGCCACCACGCATCTGTGATGGCGGTGCCGTCCGTGCGCAGCGTCTGCCCGCCCACCGCCGTGACGGCGGCGAACGTCAGGCGGGTGGTGGGCGCCGCGAATGTGTTGTCCACGGAGGACTCCACGCGCCCGGTGATGGTCGGCGTGCCCGTGCCGGCCACAGACAGCACGTGCAGGGCGGCGTACATCCGCTTTCTAGTGGCAACGGCGCCGATGTTCAGGGCGGTGCCGGTACCGGTGGCGGTGCGACTGGTGCCCGGCGGGTGGGCGAACTGGCCACGGACCAGGGGCCACGCGGACTTGGCCGTACCGGACCAGGGGGCAACCTCGCCAACCTCGCCCAGCAGCTTGTAGTCCGAACGCAGGGCCTGCGTGAAGTACGCCAGATCGCCGACAGCCGCAGCGTTGTTGGCGCTGATGGACCAGGGGCCGACCCCGCCGAGCCCTGCCCAGGCCCCGTCATCGACCTTGGTGGTGTCCCCGGCCTCCCACTGGCCCTCGGCGGAGATCTCCGCCGAACCGAGACCGCCCACGAACTCCTTGTAGCCGCCGGAGCCGTAGTTCGTGGCCTCCTTGGCCTCCACCTCGGACGACAGTTCGACCTTGTTGGAGTTGCCGGTCAGGTCGACTCCGACGGCGAAGCACCGCACATTGGTCAGGACGGTCTTACTCATCGGCCGGCGCCTTCCTGTTCTTGCGGCCGCGCGGCCGGGATTCTTCGGTGACTTCCTCGGCGACGCCGGACGCCACCAGGTGGGCGGCTACCGCGGTCGGGAGGTCGTCCAGTTCGGCGCCCTCGGTGGGCCAGGGGCGGTCGTGGAGCACGGCGCCCTCGGGCATGCTCACCAGGATGCGAATCTTCATCAGGTGCTCCCGTCTCCGATCACCTTGATGGCGAACTCGGCGCCGAGGTAGGTGGACGTGCCGTGCTCGAACCAGCGGTATCCCTGCACGCGTTGCACGTGCAGGTCGTCGGCCAGGCCGCCGAGGGCCATCTCTCCGGGCGCGCCGCGCGCCGCCTCCAGGGCTGTCTTCAGGGACGCGGGACCGGAGCCGGACAGCAGGGCGTCCAGGAGCCGCTGTCCTGCCCGGTCGTCGGAGCGGCTGGTGTAGGCCCGGGCGGTGAACAGCAACTCATCGAGCTTGCGGCCCATCGTCTTGTCGAAGTTGATTTCGACCTCGGCGACATAGAAGCAGGGCGTCACCACGCTGTCCGGGACGTAGCCGGTGCACAGCAGTTTCCCGATCCCGTCGGGCAGGACCACCGTGCTGGCGGCGTCCGCGATGGCATCCCGGATCGAAGAGATTTGCACGACGCCTCCTATCCGAAGCCAGGCAGGACGTACGGCTCGATGAGCGCCCAGACGTCGGGGTCGCGGCGGGACAGCCGTACGACGCCCCACTCTGCGGAGCCCATGACGCCCTCGGGGGAGTCCGCCCGTTTGAACAGGCGCGACGCCTGGATGAGGCAGGCCTGGACGATGTCGTCCGGAACGGCGGGCCACCCGAACTTGGCGGTGACCCGGATGCGGGTGGAGGACGTGCCCCACACGCCGTGTGGCTTGAGCAGGCCGGTGATGGCGTAGCCGTCGGCCAGGGCGTTGTCGGGGCTCGTTTCGTAGCCGGTGATGGCGGTGTACGTGCCGCTGCCGGTCGTCCCGGTCTCCACCACCAGGCCGGTGACATCGCCGATGTCGTCGACCAGGAGTACGTCGCCGTCGCTCTCGCAGAGGACACGGCCGTCCAGCCGGTAGGTGCGCGTGACCACGCTGTCGTCGAGCCAGAAGCGCCGGCCGGTGGTCCGGTCGATGCTGCGGGACGCGGACTTCAGGGCCTTGGTCAGCCGGTCGTCCTTGGTGTCGTCGTCGACCGGAATGCTCACCTGGCCCTTGAGGTCGGCGAGGGTGGCGTACTCGGTGGCCATCTCAGGTGGTCTCTGCGTCCCGGGACCGGCGGCCCTTGGGCGGGGTCGTCCGGGACACCGGCTTGCTGGTGCCGCCGTCGGGCACCTCGGCGCCGCGCAGCCTGAGCTGTTCGTCGACCTCGCCGACACGGTCCGTCAGTCCGCGCTGCACCAGGCCCTCGCGCTCCCGCAGCAGCGCCGCGACCATCGAGTCTTCGGTCTGGGGTGCGTCCGTCATTGCTTCGCTCCCATGAGGTGGAAGGTGGACCGCGAGGCCCGCCCCGAATGTGGTGGGGCGGGCCTCGCAGTGGGGATCAGACGCCGGTGAAGGTCGGCGTCACCAGACCGGTGCCGCCGATCTTGCGGGCCTGCGCGTACCGGGCGTGGGTGTACGCGAAGTAGCCGTACACGACCATCAGGACACCGAGGTTCGCCGCCTTGGGCTGCTCCGCCCGGATGTACATCGGGGCGTTGGGGTCCTCCCACAGGTGGCACTCGTTGCGGTCGACGAGGTACACCTCGTCCTCGTTGGTGCCCGCGCCGTAGTTCGTCGCGATGTTGTTGTCGACGATGACCGGCGTGCCGTTGGGCAGCGTGCCGCGCACGCCGCTGCCGTAGCTCGTGCCGAGGTTGGTGCCGGACATCTGCGCGGCGATGCCGGGCTGGCTGATGAGCGGCCAGGTCGACGACAGCGCGTTCTGCATCCAGTACCAGCGGCGGGAGTGCATGACCGCGATGTTCTCGCCGGAGGCCATGTCCAGGAGCGCGGCCTCCACCCCGGCCAGGGACTCCAGGACCTTCGGGTAGAACTCGGTCGCGGTCGGCGTGCCGTCGGTGTAGGCGACGGCGGTGGCCACGTTGGTCAGGCCGTTGGTGGCCTGGTTGAGCAGCGTGGAGTCCAGCGTGGTCGAGTAGCGCCGGAACAGGTCGTCGAGGACGACCGGCTCGACGCCGGCGCCGCGCTCGATCGCCTGCCGGGACAGCGTCTGCTGGCCCGCGTTGGTCTGCACGTTGATCGTGAGGAGCGTGTCGTCCATGTCCGTCTCGGACACGCCCGCGTTCTCCGTCTGGAGGGCGGTGCTGGACGACGTGGTGATGCGGGACAGGTTGACCGTCATGCCCTGGGCCGGCAGGTCGTGTGGGCGGATGGCGTCCGCGAACGGGCGCCTGGCCGCCGCAGCCGGGGCGTACAGGTCGGTCAGGTACTGCGGCACTACCAGGCCCGCGAATGCGCCCGTGCCTGCGGCACGCTGCTGCTGGCCGTCGGTGCGCAGCTGGTCGCCGCGCTCCACACGCTCCTCGGACATGTGGCGGGCCAGGCGGCCCTGCGCCTCGTAGTCGCCGAGGAAGGCGGCCGCGACGTCTCGCTCGAACTGCGAGCCGCGCCGGTCCTGGTCGGGCCGGTAGGTGCGCTCCTCCTGGCCGACGCGGGCGACCTGGTCGTAGGCCGGCGCCCGGTTCGCCGCGGGGACGGTGCGGGCCTGGAGTGCGGCCACCTCGTCCTCGCGGCGCTGCTCGCTCTCCAGCTCCTCCAGGGCCGCCTGGCGGCGGGTGACCTCGGCGTCCGCGGTGTCGCGGCGGGCGACCTGGTCGCGCACAGCGTCCTCGGTCAGGTTGGTGTCGGAGCGCATCGCCACGAGGGCTTCCTGCTCCGTCTGTCGGGTGGTGATCGCCGTCTCCAGCGCGGTGCGCGCCTGGGCGATCAGGTCGGCGAGCGTCATGCCCGTCCTCCTGTGTCGATGGATTCCAGACGCCCCGTGTCCAGGTCAGACGGCCACCCGAGGCATGGCGCCGGGTGGTCTCGTGCGCGCAGAGCGCAGGGCAATACCCCCGCCGGTTGGTGGGGGACGAGTGTGGGGTCAGCGGGCGATGGCGAGTTCGAGCAGCGCGCGGGCCCGGCTGGACGTCGGCGCGGCCGCGGGCTCCCGCACGCTCGCGCTGGTGTAGGGGTTGGCGCCGTAGCCGACGATGGCCACGTCGCCGCGGTGGATGTCGTACCGGTTGATGCGGTACTCGGTGTAGTCCGGGCTCCACTGGCCTGACTCGATGCGGAACGCGAACGACATTTCGTCGATGAGGCCGGACCGCAGCTTCGGGGCGATGTACGCCACGTCGTAATCGTTCGGGTCCAGGGCCGGCGCGTACACCGACAGCCCGGTGCTGTCCTCGGACAGCGTGAGCGTGCCTGTGGACGTGCGTGCCAGGCGGCGCAGTTGGTCATGCCCGAGCACCAGCGGCACGTCCAGGTCGGCGCGTGCCAGGGAGTCGGCGCCTGCGGCCGCCGACACGATCTCCGTGTAGGGGCCGAACATGTCCCACATCTCGTAGGACTGCTCGTACACCGAGGCGTGGCCGGAGAACTCCAGAGTGGTGCCGTCGGCGGAGTCGCGGACCTGGACGCCGGACAGGGTGGCGCGGACCGTGGCGCGGGCGCTGGAGGCCTCGGCACAGCGACGCTGTGAGGGCCGGTCGGCGCGCTGCCGCACGTGCTGGGCGCGGTCTGCCGCGGCGGCGGCGAGCGTGGATACGGTCATGACGATGCTCCCGGTACGGCAGTCGTGGGCTGGGCAGGGACCTGACGCGAGCCGAACAGCCGGTCGAACTCGGCGAGCTGGTCCTCGGTGAAGGGCGCCCGGTCCTCGAGGGCGCGCGCCTCGGACGGTGCAAGCGTCCGGGCCGTGATCTGCGAGCCAATGGTGCGTGCGCGGGTCTCGGGGTCCATCCGCAGGAGCGCGTCGGTGTTCAGCTTCACCGTGCGCGGGTTGGAGACCAGCTTGCGGCTGAAGGTGTCCTCACGGCGGGCCACGGCCGGCCCCAGGTTCATGATGAGGAACTGGAGGTTGCGCTGGCTGATGTTGGCGTAGGTGATGCTGCTGCCCGACACGGCGGCGTCGATGAGGTCGCCGGGGACGCCGAAGAACCGGGCGATGTCGCCCATGCTGAACTGGCGGGCCTCGATGAACTGCGTCTGCGCGCCTACCGCCTGAACGGGGCTGTACTCCCAGTCCATGCCATGGACGAACAGATCGCCGTTGGAGACGGCTGCCCGGAACGCGTTCCGCACCTCCCGGGCCTGCCGCTTGTCGATCTGCTTGGAGTTGTTCTTGAGCGTCCCGGAGGGGATGGCGCCGCCGGCGAACCAGTCGCGGGCGAACTGCTGCGCGCTCAGGGACTCCTCAATCGACCATGCCGCGTACGCGACGGGAGACAGCCCGAGCGGGAACCCTGCGATGGTGTACTGGCGTTCGTGCCACACCTCCCACGGCTCGTACTCCTTGCCGCCGATCTTGTACTTCGTGATCTCGGAGCCGTTGGCGCGGACGGTGACCTCACCGAGCTCCACCAGGTCGATGCGCCCGGGCAAGCCCCGACCGTCCGGCCCGATGACGCCCGTTCGTTCGGTGATGATGCCGAACACATTGCCCGCCCGGTCCAGGTCGAACTCCGTGTCGTACATCCACCGCTTGATGCCCACTTCGTTGCCGCCCGGGGTGACCAGGACGGGAGGCTTGGGGACCTCCACGTTCAGGCCCTGCACCTTGCGGTAGACGTCGATGGGGAAGCTGGACATCAGGTCCGCGCGCAGCCGCAGAGCTGCCCAGACTGCCGAGTGCCTCAACGCGGTGTCGTTGGTGACGCTCAGCCGCTTGCCGTCGGTGCGGCCCTCGCGGGCGTACGCCAGCAGGTCCTCAGCGGTGACGATGTTCGCGTCCCTGGTGAAGACGCGCCGCACCTTTGACCAGGCGCCCATACGTGCCCTCCCTATAGGAACGAGTCGCTCACGTCGTAGTCCTCTTCGACCTGCGGGCCCCGGATGAGCAGCGCCCAGCGGGCGAACGTGGCCGCGCACAGCGGGCTGATGTCGACCTGCGAGGCGGTGCGGTCCAGCTGCCACGCATCGCCATTGCGGCGGGTGCGGGCACCGTTCACCGCGGCGGTCAGCGGCACCTGGTCGGTGTGCCGGACCGTGCCCTGGTTCATGGCGTCGGCCAGCTGCCCGCACGCCTCGGTGATGTCGCCGGCCCGCATCACGGCCAGGTCGCCGCGCTGCGGGTGCTCCTTGTCCTTGGGTGACGCGATGCCCGCGGCCGCCAGGTCGTCAATGAGCGAACCGGCCGGCGACCCCGAGGACGCGATCGCCACGGCCACCGGCTTCCACAGATCGCGCAGCTTCACCATGGCGGGCACCACCCAGTCCGTGCCCGGGCGGCGGGCCACGACCTCCAGGTGCACCTGCCCGTCTGCGCGCTTGGACGCGGCCGCGATGCTGCTGCTGGCCCGGTCCTGCGAGACGTCGATGGCGAACGCCACGCTGTCCGCCACCGGACGGCTGGT